CTGGCCGCTTCTTGCGCCAGCGCAATATCCTGCTCCAGATAAAAGCGCCGGGTGACCTCCGCATCGGCATGGCCAGCGAAGGCTCTGGCATGGCGCTCTCCGGCCTTTTGCGCCACCTCATTGATGGCGCTTTTCCTCAATTGATTGGGGCTCCATTGCTCAAGCCCATGGCGCTTGCAAATCTTGGCAATAGCCCGGCAGTAGCTGTGGCTGGTGTAGGCCTGCCCCGGCCTTCGCTTGGGGCTTTCCGCTCCCCTCATCCGTTGGCTCGGCGTGATGGGTGACTTTCGCCCAGCTCTGCGCTCCTGGTTCATCTGGTCCACCAGATCACAGGGGCGGAACAGGTGCTGGTTGGGATCGGTCGCCACAAAGGGGCGGATCAACTCGACGGCAGCGGGGGACAAGGGGATGTTGCGGGGCTTGCCCCGATGCCGGTTCTTGTGCGCTGCCGGGCAATAGAGCCAGCCCGCAGCGCCCTGCTCGATCTGCCCCATGGTCATGGAGCAGACTTCTCCCGGCCTCATCCCGGTCAGCCGTTGCAGCCTGACCATTGTGGCGATGATCGGGTGCAGCAGCTTCACCGTGTCCCCCACAAGCTTGTCATCGACGGCAACCCGTGGCTTGGCCTCAGGAGCCTTGGCCGCCCTTCCGAGTTCCAATCCTTCCAGAGTCTGCAAGGCAACCAGGGTCTCGGCCTTGACCAGTTCCCTCGACACCCCCCAGCGCCAGATGCGCCTGATCCGATTGATGCTGATGTTGATCCCGGTTCGGGTTCTCGGAATCCGTACGGTACGGATTTTTCCATCCACCTTGCGCCGAGCCTCAATCGGGTTCTCAATGAACCACTGTTGAATTCGCCGCAGTTTGACCGGCCCAAAGTCGCTGGCAGCCGTATCGCCAAAAAGACCGACGACAGGAGTCAGGATGGCGCTGTAGTTGCGCCGCTCATCCGCGCCGAGTTCCGATGCCGCCCAATCCACAAACATCGAGCACAATTCGCTGACGGTCGTCTCGCCCTTTTTCCTGGTGTCAGGAACCTCGCCCCCAATGAGCTTGGCCACAAAGGCCCCGTAGGCCTCCCTGACCGCCTTGGGAGCCGCCTTCCCCTCAGGCCACGCCCCGAAATAGATCTCTTTCCCGAGCCAGGTCACATAACCCAGCCCACGACCCTTGTGCCGACACAGCTTTGGTAGCTTCATTTTTCCGTACTCGTACGGAATTCACAGGACAATTAACACGAGCGTTATCTGCACAAATTTGCCATAAACCTTTGCAAACAAAGCACTTGCAAAATACACCCGGTAGGATTCGAACCTACGACCCCCGGTTTAGGAAACACTTGAAAGCAAAATGTGAAGAATCGTCCTGAGCGATTCCAAAGGCAATGATACCAAAGCTTTACGCATGTTCAACGGTCGATGCAGATGATGCAAAAACAGCTTGTTTTTTGACAGGTTTTGAGCAGTTTTCCGTATTTCCGTACAAAAAAAAAAAGGGCGCTCCGGGTCAGGATCCCGAAGCGCCCTTCTGCCTCCACGCAGCGACGACAGTTGGAGGAGCGTCCTTGCCCCTGGCTTGGGGTTACTTGTTGAAGTAGTCAGCCAATAGCTTGGTGACCACCTTGATCAAAATGGGAACGGCAATGGAGAGCAGGATGCCGCCGCCGATAGCACCATCATCAACAGCGGTGCCATCGAGGATTGCACTAATCGCCTCTTCATCGCTCACCCCAGTCGAGCCGATCACATCGACAGGCGGTTGTCCCTTGAGCTGCTGGTAAGCCCATTCAAGCACCTTGACGCATTGGGGAAACAGATCCCAGGTGAAGGGCTTTTGCTTGGTGAGCACGGCCAGGATGTTTTGGATTTCGGCCAGAGGAATCGTGGTCAAATCGAGCGGCATTGGTTTCTCCATGTGGGCTGATGTGAGGATCTGGCTCGGGACCGATTCAGTGATTGAGCTTGCCCATAAAAGTGCTGAGCCCATCGACCTTGCTGTGAATGGCATCGGTCGTCTGTTTGATCTCGGCAAGCTTGGCCGTCTGTTCCTTGGCCTGCTCCTTGGTCTCGTTCAGGTACGAGATGTGCGCGTCCTTTACGGGGATCACCACATTGTGCAGTGACCACCGGATGAGCCACACAAATCCACCAATCAGCCCAAAGAGCAGGGTGTACGCCAGCCCGAATTTCTCGATGAGCGAAGGCCAATCCATGAGCCCCTCCCTTAGATGAACCAGTCCACGAGATTACGAGCTGGGAACCCAGCGACATCAGAAAGCGCCCATGTGTCGCCAGCATCCAGCATCGATTGGACTTGTGCCTGGTGAACCAGGCCCCCAGCCTTGGTCGGGAACTTGTCGTGGGTTGGACCAGCGTGAGCCTGATCGCCCCAACTATTCCGGATGTGGAAGTAGGTGCTGCCACCGATCACAATGTAGCCACTGATGCACATGCAGTGACCACCGCCACGATAGGCCTCGATGATCCCTTGGGCGTTGCGCTTGCTTCGCAGCAGATAACCGGAAGACTCCGCGACTCCATAGCCGTTGGCCAAGGCGCGCTTCAGAGCCTCTGTCGTTTTGACCTGAGTAATCGCCGAGACAGGATGCTGTTTGAGGATCGGCTCAAAATCATCGGGCACACCCTTATTGCCCCAGTCCCGGCTTAAAGGAATTGAGTAGCTGGAGAGATCAATGTTGATGCCTGGATAGTTTTGCCGCGCACAGATTCCCCACTGCTTGACGAATTGTGCCGCCCATCCACCAATCGATCCATCGCCACGACCTAAGCGCCCCTTGCCCACTTCGACCCGGCTGCCACCGTAGACAGGCTCGGTAGCCGTATCGACAAACAAGAAGGGCTTATTGCGGGCGATCGCCACCAGCATCGTGTACTCGACCGCAGCGGTCGTGCCAAAGGCAACGCAGGTCCCCGCGTTCCCCTGGTTGCGGGTGGGCAGAATGTGGCCCAAGGCCTTCACCGCTGCATCATCGTGGTTCACATAGTCGGGAAGTGGATCCGTTGCGGCAAAGGCTTCAGAATCCTCGAAGCTGCCGACAGGCTGAAGCGATGCGATCGCCTCCACCGCATCAGGAAGCGGCTCCCATCCAGCAACAAAGTCAGGCCAAAGGTCGATGTCCTGAGACATTAGCTCACGGCCTTTTCGAGAGCGGCAGCGATGCGGGAAAACAGCGCCCTTGCCTTGGCCTTGTCCAGGGTGGCCTTTGGATCCTTGCCCAAGATGTTGCCGATCTCATCGCGGATTCGCTCCCGGATTGGGGCGAGATCATCGTCTTTGAGCGTTTGAACAGCCTTGAGTTTGGTGGTCAGCTCGCCCAGCGTTTGGACCTTGTCCACAAGTGAGACCGCCTTGAGCCAGGTTGTCTGGAGCGCTCTGGCCTTCTCGGCTTTTGCATCATCCACGAGAGATCCATAAAGCGTGCCAATGATTTCGTGCAGGGGATCCGGCTGATCGGGGAGAACCTCGGGAGCAGGTCCATTGCCACCTGGAAAGCTCAGGTCCACCGATGGACCTTTGACGATGACAGAACCATCGGTCTTGACCGTGACCAAATTGACCCCGGACTTGATGGTAACTTCACCTGTGGGGGACACGGAGACGGCAGGAGGCGCACCCAAAGAGGCGCCCGCAAAGCCAACCAGCAAAAGGAAACTAAAGGAAATACGCATTTTACACCTCTTGGTTACGAGGAATGACAACTAGCTGCAACCCCATGCTGGAAAGGCAATCTGCCCAAGACCATGGCTGCCCAATGTTTGCAATATCCTGCGGATGGTTTGTTAGAGCCAACATGCCATCAGGGTTGCTGGAGCGCCAATATGTGATTCCTGGTGCAGCATCGAGGCCCATCGATTCGAGATTTTGACGAATGGCTTCGGTCACGGCAAAAGCGGACCCATAATGGGTTGCGGGCGCTTGGCCATTGGCGGAAAGCTCACAACCATATAGGTCAGGCTGCGATTGATCACGAGGTGCGCCATCATCACATGGAAAAGCAATATCCAGCGCAGAAATTGCATTAGACATTGCGCCAGCCTCAACAGTTACAAACACTTCATGAATCCATTCAGTCATAATTAGCTCGGTGGATTATAGGTGAAAAGTTTGCCAATGTCAGAAGCGCCAAGGGCCGATGGAAACACACTAACACCCCGTAGCCGCCCGTTTAAATAGTCGCGAAGCGAACCATCAATAGACCCCGCGCCAAGTGTAATTTTGTAGCCAGTTGTTGTTCCCGGAACAGCGCGAGAACCAGAGGCGTCAGCGGAACCATTGATGTAAAGCTGCACGCTTGTTCCTGTGGCAACAAATCCAACATGGTTCCAGGTGGCGTTGGTCAATGCGGCGGTGGAATTAAAAAACGCACCGGTAGATTCAAAATAGAGCTTTTTTGTGGTCGAATAGGTGCCAATGCTCCATGCGCCGCTGGATCCGGGAATGTTGTAGGAAATAAATTTCTTGTAATTTTGTGCGTAATCGGACGCATATACCCAAGCAAAAACCGAAAAGTTGGAACCGCTTGGAAAATAAAACGCATTAGTCGATAAGTCTATGTATTGGCTAGATCCATTAAATGCTACTGATTTACTGGTTAAACGAAGTGTTGGTTTATTGGTGCCAGATGATTGCACAAGATGATTAAGATTGCTGGTCCAGTCCTGCCATTGCCCGATTGGGTCACCATCGGCTGTCGCAAGAGATCCACCAGCTACCTGGTACAGCGTTGAATCTCTTGAGGAATCCAAATAAAGCGCAGGCGAAAGCGTAAGGGGATTAAATCCAGGCGTAATAATTCGCCGGGATCTCTTCAAACTTAAACCCAAACCAAGCCCTGGCATCGTCTCACCCCCTTGGTTAGCCGATGCTGTAGCCGATGAAAAGACCGGTTGCGGTCGTGCCCGTGACATTCACCCGGTCAAATTGCCCAGTGATGATTTCGCCCACGGCGATAGGCAGGACAACGGTCGAAGCGTCTTTGAAATTGCGCAGGCTTACATTGCCGGCGACCGTGCACTTGACATGATTGAAGACATAGGTCTCATCGGAATCGGCAGCGGTCTTGGCCTTCCAGATTTCGGGAAAACCCGGGTCTGGAACTCGTCCCGAAAAAGCATTGGTTGCTGGCATAATTAAACTCCTGTCCCTTAGCCAGAGATGGCAGCGGGGGACAGGAGCGGGGGATCAGAGAATGGGGTTCGGTCTTAGCCGTTGCCCATGATCAGGATGTCATAGGTGATTGCTGCGCCACCCGGATTGTTGATGCGCAGAATATCGCCCGTTCCGGCTGTGACGGGCCAGCCAGCAGCAGCCTTGTTTTGCCAGATCTCCTGGTACGGCACCTCAATGGTTGCGCCCGCAGAGAGCGGCCCCTGCCAGGCATTGGATGCGGCGTTGCCGATCTTGACCTTATTGGAACCGGTTGGATCCACGACGACCACCACCAGAGCCTTGATTGCGGTGAAGGTGAGCGTATTGCCAAATGGGTCAGTGAGCGATCCGGCAAGGTCCAGATCGTCGTTGGCTCCAGCCGCCAGAGTGCGCCTTGCCCGATAGGTCTTGTTGGCCTGATGCAGTCCCACGCCATCGGAATAGCTCTGATCCAGACTGGCAAAGCTCTTGGATCCGGAAAGCGTTATGTCAACGGTCTCCGCCATAGTGGAATCGTTGGTGATTTTTGCATTCACCGTGGTGCTGATTGTCGTCTGCAATGTAGTTGCCATAGATCCTCCTTAGAAATTCTCGCCGATGAATGTGAAATCGAGGCTTGCCCCACTCCCCAGCGACTTGGAGAGCTGGGCCCGAAACGCATGGGCTGTCGAGGGGAGAATCAGCCCATTGAAGAAAAAGGTTGCTTGCCGGGAATAGGGACCACCAGGACAGATGGCGGCATCGGTGATCCCGCTGGTTGAGCCATCAAAAATCTTCAACATAATGACCGTGCCGGGATCGGGTCCAATCGCCCCGCTCATCACCCGCACTTCGCGAATCCGGCGACCATTGGCCGTGCCATTGATCAGGTCTGCCGTCTCCGCGATTCCCGCCGAGCTGGTGACCTGTTTGACGGTAACCTGCCCTGTCTGAGCCTCAATCGCAATAGTGGAAGTTGCTGCCATTCTTTATGCTCCCATGACCGGGCCAACGGTGGATGTCGGACCGCCCTGCGCAATATTGATCACAGTAAGCTCGTCAGACCACCAAGTGCTATAAGTTCGACTAGCCTCTTCTGATGTTAATATTTTATAAATACACAAAGCACTCTTTAAACCAGTTGCTGTAAGACCAATTGGATCATGTATTTTTGTCCAATACGATGATGCAGTTGAATTGGAAACTTGAATTGGAATCCTACATAATTGGGGAATATGATACCAGTCACATAGAGGGGCGTTCTGCCCATTTGGAAGCGTAATCCGGAAACCACTATCACGCGCCATAATAGTTGGGTATACCGGATCGGATGGGGCCCCTATGGTCAAATTGGACAACTGTGCAGGAAGGATTACATATCCCCATCCTGTACTATAAAAATGCCTCATATATCCATAATATGAAGACATGAAATAGCTTTGGACTTGAAGGCCGCGAGGGGTGTAATGATCCACGACAGGCTGGGGTGGAGACTCTACCCAGAAGCGGGGCATATTGATTAGTGAGCCAGAACCTGGATAGGGTACTTGCTCAAGCATCCCACCAAAGAAACCACGATACATTTTGTTGGTGGCAAGGGGAGCCCCATTGATTTCCTGGACCCAACAATTTGCGATCATTTTATCGATTCCGGCTGGAGTCCGGAAATAGGTTGCGCCCTGGACAGCCAGGGATCCATCATATGCCGTTGGGAAATAATTTGGCGTCCTGACCCACGCCTCTTGCGGGGAGTTGGGCGAGTTTTGCACATCGCTGGACAATGTGCCCATCTGCTGTTCCGCCCAGCGTGTCGCCGCGCCGACACGACGAAAGCTGGCCTGATCAAACGAATAACCGCCACTCATGACCAGAGGATCTTCATGTCAAAGGAGGGATCGGGATAAAAAGTCAACCAACAAATCTGGCTGTTATTAAACCCATCGGGCAAAACCCTACCATTTGCATCCAGGTATTTTGGCTCGCTCACGATGGTTCCGGATTCATCATAGATCGGGAAAATGCCGGTTCTATTATTAACCACTTGAACTGATCTTTTGCCCACATTGGGCATCTGCACCGCCCAGCCCAGATATTTGGTGAAATCATAATTCCAATAGGGACCGCTCTCGATGTTGTAGTCGTGTCTGAAATAGCTATATCCACTATCGTAAACGGGAGTGATCTCCACACTCATGAGCTTGAGCCCGTTGGGATCAAAGCCTTGTCGCATTCCTGGAAGGGTCACTTTGGTATTATTGACCCTCCCCTGATAGTCGTAGTGTTCATCAAAACGAACCAGCCGATTGACCGAAAGGCGCGCCTTCATGGTGGGCGCATCGCGCTGGAGTGGTGGGAACATCGGGTCCCCCACCGTATTCTTGAGCGCCATGCCAATGCGGTCGTAATAGATCGATACGCGTCTGGTTCCGCCCGATGTCGTCAGATCCCATCCGCGCAGCAGGGGGTTGGGTTGACGATCCTGGGGGGCAACGCCCTGTTGTTGGCCCGCAACCTGGGGAGCCGCAGGACCGGAGACCGCCGCCGAGCCCACTCCGCCAGAATCTGGGCTGCTGGTGTAGGTGACGGTGATGTCAAACTTCCGCTTGGGAAGGACCGAGCCTTTGTGGAATTTCGACTTGATCGAACTGCAATAGGCGTTATCTGCCTCGTCATGCAATGAGCCGATGCCGATCCCGGTATCGGTCGTGAAGCGAAGACTGGCCCCTGTGCCCCGGATGGTCGGGTCGCTGGTGATCAGGGTGTAGGTTTCGGTGATGTTCCTGGACAGACTGATGTTGACATCATCATCGCTCTCCTGCGGTCCATCCCAGTCGTAGGTGTAAGGCATTAGCCTGCCCCCCCGACAAACACCGCGCCAGGTTTGTTGCGGATCGCCCGAAGAGCTTCTAGCTGTTGTTCCTGGAGCTTTTTCTGATCGGCCAAAATCTTGGCCTGAAGATCGATCGCCCGGGCCATCCTTTCCTGCGGGTTATCAGCTCCGGCCCCATATTGGGCCCGGATCATCGATTCGATCAGCGCCTGGCTGTTGGGTTCGAAGGAGACAGAGAAGCGGCTTTGGGCTTCTTGTTGCATGAGTGGCTTGATGCCTTCCATGATGGCAAGATCGCGCTGAAGGCCTGCGGCATCCTTGGCGGCTCGCACCAGATCATCTTCGGCTCCAGCGTTGGCCAGCTTGGTGATTTGCGCCAGCGCTTGCTGATACTGCTCCTCTGCTTGCTGAAAGGGATTCTTGCCCGTATTCATGCCGGCAATCATGTCCTTAAGCGACTGATTGGCGTCAGCCTTGGCTTTCTCCGAAACATCCACAGCGTTGTTTGGTTTTCTCATCGCGTTGTTCCATTCCCGCTCCAGGTAAAGTTGGAAGCGGGCATCTTCAAAACCCGCCGCAATCTTGTCCTTGTCCATCTTGCCAGCACCAAACCCCGGGACGGTCCCCTGTTCTCGCAAGGCCGCAATCGCGTCCTCACGCAGCCCCTCAAAAGTCATCTCCTGCATTTGGCCCCAGAATAAAACCTCTTTGGTGTAGGGGTTGTCTTTTTGCCATTGGGCGATGGCGGCCTCTTGTTCATTCGAGTAACCGACCGAATTGCGCAGCCAATCAAGAATATCGATCGCAGTGTTGTAAATATCGGCCAACACCATTACGGCCTGCTCACCGTACACCAACGCATTGTCCTGCCCCGTCATGAAGGCTGCTTCCGGATCCGCCTGATTGCTGCCGGTAAGCCGGGAAAAGTTCTCCCAAAAGAGCGTAACACCAGCAAAGAAGCCGCGAGCACTTTCGAGCCAACCCGTGAAGTCAAAGGACTTATTGATCGCATCAAGGATGCCCGTGAACAACTTTTCGACCCCTAGGCCAAATCGGGTCATGGTACCCGTCCAGCCAGAATCGTTGAGCATCGAACGACCACCCTGGTAGACCGCCCGATTATTCTCCGCCTCGTAGGACATCGCCGCCCGAACGGGCGCACCCAACACACGGACCGCCTTGCCTCCCAGTTCCATCGCCTGATTGACCGGCATGGACATTCTGGTCAGCATGCCCAAAGGATTGAGCAGGCCACTGGCCAGCGATCCCGCTCCGCGCAGGGCCATTCCACCCAGATTGAGCCGGACCTTGCTCACGGCGGAAATGGCGCTGCGAAGGCCAACCCCCGCAGAACTCATGTATTTGCTGAGATTGCCATGAAGCCAATCAAATTCGGCATAAAGCTTTTTGGCGGTGCGCTCGGATTCGAGCAGCATGTCCACGCCCGCCTGTAAATCCTTGGGGATCAGGCTGGCGCTGTTTTCGTACATTTGCGGGATCGTCTCGCGCCGGATTCGCTCGCGTTCCGCCTGCGCGGCTTTTTTGGCCTTTTCGTCTTCCTTGCGTTTTTTTTCGGCGGCTTTTGCGGAAGCTTCCGCAGCCTTCCTGGCATTGAACTTATCAACGATATCCATGGCCCCGGCATTTGCGGGGGGCAATTCCTCCTTGAAACCATAGACATCCGCTGTGGCGAATTTGGTTTCAGAGAGCTTTTTGGCGCTGTCCTGGATTCCCGCGACGGTCCCAGCCACCGAAGCCTTGGCATCCTGCAAGCCGCGCTTGAGCGGGTTGGCATCGAGGCCGATGCCGATGACAGGGAATGCTACGGTCTTGGCCAATTTCGCTCCCTAAAGCATGGCATCAAAAAAGACACCCGAAGAACGCTCCCATTCGGCGTCCGCTTCGGCAATGAGCTCTTCCCTGGTTTTTGGCTTGTGGATCCCCCACTGTGGGAGAAAGTCCTTGAGCTTGAGCGCTGGACTGTCATGGGTGCGATAGACAGAGAGCGTGGTCATCCGTTCCAGCGCGGAGAGCATGTCGAGCCGATACGGCCCCCATGGCTCGATATCCTTGAGCGCCCGCCAATGGGCGAACTCCCATGCGGAGATGCAATCGACCAGGTCATCGACAGAAGAAAATCCCAGATGACCGGCAAGCGCAAACTTGAGCCGCTCATCTGGATCGCCTAGTTTTTTTCAAGCACCTCACGACGGGCAAAGCCACAGCGGGAGCAGACCTTGTACCAGAGATCGGCAAGCACAGGAGCGTCATAGTCGTCCCAATCCGAGGGAGACACGGGGAGCGCCGAGCCGTCCTCGTTGACGATCAATCGGCTCACCTCTTCCTTGACCAGATCCAGCCATCGCTCATTTTCCTTGAGCGCTTCAAGCTTCGGTTCGACCGCCTCAAACTCGCGCAAGGAATAGGGACGCACAAAAACAGGACCATCAATCCCTGCGATTTCCAAACGAATCGGAACGACACGGCGTTTGAACGGCAACGACATCTTTACCACCCCTGGTAATGTGTGAAGAAAACAGAAAACAGATCCAGACAAATCAAACTAGGCTTGGGCGGGAACCTCTTCGAGGAATCCCTGCACGGCCAGGCTAGCGAAGAAGCCCGCCTTGTAGCCTTTGGAGTGTTCTTCCTTTGCCGTGTCGATCTCCTGATCGATGGCAAAGGAATTGGACCCCGAAACGAATTCACGAACAACCTTGTAAACCACAATACCACCCCATGAAAGAAAAGAGAAAGAACTAGGAGAGAACGATGTTGTCGGTCGCGATTGTGATCTCATAGGTATCAGGCTCGGCATTGCCCGCATCGCTGACATCTGCCTCGACAATCTTGCAAATTGCGCCAGTCACCGTCACGGTGCGATTGGTGCTGGAAGTCGCGGCGATATCGGTCGGCTTGGCAAGCGCCGTCGAACACCAGAGATTGGAATCCCAGAAGGCCTTGATCGAATTAAACTCGGCTTTGAAGAAGAGAGCCGTGATCACGACCATCTCAAATTTCTTTTCACCGCAGATCCGCTTGATCTGGTCGAGTGCCATCGAGGTAAACTCGATCACCTCACGCTCGTAGGTGATCCCCTTGATCGATTTGGGATGGGCGGGCACAACCGCCGTCCCCGTCGATGGGGTGATGGTGACCGTCGTTGCGCGAGACCTGGTCACCAGCACGGGAAAAGTAGGCGCTGAGGTAGGCATTGGAACTCCTTAAAGTATCAGGTCACCGCTGATCGTTGTCTCAAAGTGCAGGATCTCCACGCCCGAGCCATCATTGAGCGCTTCGGTTCTGGTGGTGAGCTGCCCCATCTCCTGAATGTTGACCGTTTTTCCCGCCAATGTGATTGCCAGGTCGATCGAGGCCATGATCTTTGACTCGATCGCGTTGTAGGCGGCGATGGCCTCAGTTGGGCCTGCTCCGATAAACTCCAGCCCGATCACGACTTCCCGATGTCCGCATTGACCCCGCATCGAGCGGGGGGCAACGGAGGAGATGAGCCGATACACGCACGAGGCCTGAGCGGCATCATGGGTTGGATCGAGGTAATCCATGAAGATGCCACCAGGCAGAGCGGCCACAACACCCGCATCCGCCAACAACAGCGCCTCGATCGCGTTGCCAAATTCGATGCTCATGATGGTGGAGCCTGTTGGTATTGGAGGTTGGAGATCATCCGGTCAAACTCGGCCTGCATCACTTCCATGGCCTTTTGCGTGCTCGGATAGACCGAATCGGCAGCGGCCTTTTGCAGGAACTTTTGGCCGGGAACGACGGTCGTTGTCGCGGCCCGGTATTTTTTGATGTATTTCGACCCGGCTTTTTGCCCCTCAAAGCGGGAGTCATAGTAGAGCTCGGTTCCCGCCATCAGCAGCTTGGCCATCCCAAGACGATGGGCCTTTTCAATCCCCATGGCTTTGCCGATCTTCTTGAGGCTCTTGACTGTCTGATAGTGGGTTTGGCGACCGACAACACCCGGAATACGAGCAACCGCCGTAAAGCCCTCGTTGACCAGGTGAACATAGTGTCCGGGTTGCGCATAGATTGCCTGATTGCCCCGCTTGGTCAGGATCGCCATGTCACGATCGGCACCGATCACGGCATAACTGTACAGTCCTGACCTTGATGTCCGGAATTGGCATTTCATCGAGGCGGCCAGCGCGCCTGTCTTGCCATACCGAAGCTGGCTGCGTTTGTTTTTGGTCAGCTTGCCGTTGGTTTGTTCGAGCATTTTGCGGACCATCTTCAGCGATACCTTGCCCCCCTCCATCACCGCCTTTTTGTAGACAGCAAGCCCCTTGCCCAACCCGATCTCGTTGATGACACGCTCGACGACCGCATCAATTCTGGGAATGGAAACGATGAACGCATCTTTGGACCGGACGACTGTGTAGCTGGTCTTGTCCGCCATCAGATCGAATTGTCCCGGATTTCGAGCGCGGCGATGACCAGTTCCCGCTTTTTGCCATCGGGGTTGACCATGCCCAAAAAGTTGAAGATGCGCCCGCCATGAACCGCACGATGCGTCGCCTTGAGCGATTCGCGATAATGAAGCCGGATCACATGCGAGCAGCGCTCCTGAAGCTGGAGGCCGATCACCGTCTCGGTCGCCGATATCTCATCCACCGAAGCCCAGGCATGACCATAGACCGCCCACCGTGGCACAGGCTTGCCGTTGACCTTGATGACTCCGGTCGTCTCCTGAAGGGTGATACGGTGATAGTATTCGCCCGTTTTCACCAGGTGTTCCCCTTGCGACGAAGTTTGGAAAGGCCCAAAAGGCGGTGCACCGCATCGGGGATTTTTTCGATGTTGGAAGGATTTTCGAAGCGGTGAACCACCAGCACACGAATCGCATCAATGAACCGGGCAGGAAGCTTGCCAGCAGGATAGCCAGCCGTCATCACCACCTCGATTGCGTCCTGGCGGCTGGGGAGAGTCTGTCCAAGCGGGAAGAAATTCTGCGTTGTGCTGGGTGTCAGATAGGGCTCTGTGCCCACCAGGCAGGCGATGTAGTCGGTGTTGATGGTCTTGGTCGAGTAAGTGCCAGTCGTCAGGTCCATGATCCTGAGCGTTGCAACCGCCGTCACGGGATACTTGCGCAGATAGATCTTCCCGTCTTTGGCGGGGAAGGGGGACAACATCCGGAAGGTGGTCGGGGTGAATACCTGGCCGACATAGGCTTCGCAATAGGACCGGGCATAGGCCTCGTGGCTTTGCAGCTCGGCATTGCGGGCGATCGTGTCCGGATCGTTCGGATCATCATCGACCAGCTCGATGCGACAAGCGGTCTTGATCTCGGCGAGCGATAGCACCGCCGCCCCTGGCGTCGGGATGTCAAAGACAAACTCGGGATCATTCGACCAACTGGTTCGCACAGCTTATCCCCTTAGCGGGTTTCCTTGCTCTTCTTGCCACGGGCTTCGGGCACTTCGGGACCTGAGGCCGGTGTTTGGGCAATCGCCCGCACATCGCCCGTCGCCGCATAGCGGAGCAGGTCTTCTTTGGTCAGAGGGCAATGGACATCCTCGGTGTCGAGGATGTCTCCAGGACGAACCGGATTGGCGCAAGCGATCACACTGATGACTTCGAATTTCACGGCTGAAACTCCACAAAACATAAAGGGCGATGGGCAGGGATGGCTGCAAGATGCACGCCACTCCTGCCCATCGGGGGTGGGATTACGCCTGGGTCAGCTTCTTCAGCGCGGCAGATTGGACGACGCGACAATCGCCAGCGTAGTCAGCGGTAAGCGCGACTTGGCGCTTGACCCACTTGTACTCGGTCGAGCGGGAGATGATGAGGTCTCCCACTTCGCGGATGGACACGGCTTCCTCGAAGTCGCCGTAAAGCATCGAGACATTGCCCGTCGCGATGTTGGCCATGCTGTAAAGCAGCATGAAGGGCTTGCCCAAGAGGGTTCTTGGGGCGCCATCGACCAGGTTGCCGAAGAGCGGCTTGCCGGTCGTCTCGGCCAGCTTGAGCAGCGCGGCCAGAGTCGAGGTCTTGTTGAACGCAAACATGGCGTTGGCGTCATAGGCATCGTCCAGGCTCATCATCAGGTTGACGATGTCACCGTAGGTGATCGCAGCGGCACCCGCAGCGGTCGCCCCGGCGCTTGCACCCGTCACGACACCCTGAGGCTGGCCAGAGCCGGTGCCCGTGGTGTAGAGGACCGATTGCTTGCGACCGATGCGGCGGCCAAGCATCGCCCCAGCGATTGACTCCACATCGAAATAGGAGTCGCGAAGGAGCTTGTTGGAGAACAAAGCGATGTCCGAGTTGATTTCGGACGCGCCAAAGGTCCCCTGTCCGGCAGTGATGTCGGTCTGGTTCCGGTCGGTGTTTTCATCCGCGACGAGCGTTGCAAGATTTGCAGTGTCATCAAAAGTCGGATAGGTCATCGAGTTGCCATCGGCAGTCTGAAAGACATTGCAGAAGTCGCGCAATCTGTTGAATTGCACCATCTTCTCAACAAACTTGTTGAGGAGGATGGTCGGAGCCAGGTAGGCACCCGTGTTGCCGATCTGCATCGCGGTACGCTCTTCGATATCCGCCCGCATCTGGCGCACATCGCGATCACGATTGCCGCTCTTGATCCAGTTGGGATCGCAGCGAACGGTCAGCTCGTTGGAAAATCCGCTGATGCCAAGGCGCTTCATCGCTTCGCCCTGGCTGCGAGTGGTCAGGCCCGAAGGAGCGCCACACCAGCCCGCAAAGGCTTCGCTGTGCATGCGGTCGGCGGCCTTGTCGTCAAGATCGCTGGTGAAACCAACACCCTGGCCGAAATGGACAGGAGCGGTGCGGCGTTGAATTGGCTCGTTGTTGAAACGGCCCTCAAGACTGTTGAGCCGATCGCCCTGGCTGCGAAGCTCCTGGGCCCGGAAGTGCTCCTCGATCGCGGCGAGACGATCTTCGAGCGAGCGGGTCTGCTTGCCATGATTGGGATTGTTATTGTACATGGCCTGGTCTTCAGCCGGATCTTTTTGAACCATCGCTTCGACCGTGGTCAAGCGGGCATCAATCTCACCCAAACGGGATTCGATCGAGGTCACCCGATTGTTTTCCTCAGGAGTCAGCTCGCGCTTCTCGCGGAACTTGGCCGAGAGGCTGCGTGCTTCGGCCTTGAGCGTGTCTCGTTCCGCCCGAAGGGCATTGGCCTCTTCAGCGGGGGACACCGTGCCACCATTTGCGCCACGAACTTCCAGCGGCTCGGACTGAGCAGCAGAAGGCGCACCGAATACCTTCGAAATAGCGTTCCGGATCATGGAACCTCCAAAAACACAGGGCGCACCTTTTGGCCCTAAAACCCTCTGAAAAAGAATCAGAGGGAGATTTGCAACAGCCTCATCCGCAGATCCAGATCGAGGCCTTTCTGTCGGAATTTGTCGAACTCTGTACGAGCTGTGCGGCAGTCCGCTTCGGTCTCCGTGTAAGCCGGGTCCCCGAGCACAGAGACCTCGTAAAGCTGGACCGATGTGAGAGTTCTGGTCACGACTCCCAATTCGTCCTCGTACCAGGTTGAGCCGCCTTCATGGCACCTAAAGCCGAAGCTACACTTTGAAATGTATCTGCCCTTCAGAAGCTCTTTGACATCGCTTGCGTAGCTGGTGTTGGGAAGCTTGGCTTCCCAGTAGAGACCCTTGGCGTCCTCACGCAAAAGCAGGGTGCCATTGGAAAGCGCACCCAAGACCAGCCTGGTCTCATGCGCCCAGAGCCCGAATTTCTCCGTGCCATCGGCCAGCGTCCTGGTGAAGGCACCCGGCTTGATCAGCTCGCGGAATCCGCCCAGATCCTGAGAGAGCGAATCGAAAACAGCGGCATAGCCGAAGATCGTGTTCCCATCGCTTTGGATCTCGACAGGAGCCCGGAACTCGTAGTGCGAAGGCTGATCCTGAGCGAAGCCAATCGTGCGCCGCTCGGCGTTTCGGTGTTTCATCTGCGGCTCACCTTGAGAAGGGCGGCGGAGCGGACCAGGGCATTCGGATCGGTTTGCCCGGGCTTGACTCCGGAAAAGATGCTTTCGATCTGGGAGCTGGCCAGTAGCGGGAAACTTGCCTCGACCAAAGCTTTGCCAGTGGCCAATGGCAAAATGCCGGTCGCAACCTGGAGAACGATATTGATGAGCGAATCGATCTGGGCACCATTGAGACCAGTCGAGGCGACATTGCCCGTCGTCGTCCCATCCGCCACAGGAACCAAAGGAGCATCCGCAAGCGGATCGGATGGCTGATCGCCCATCGGATCAGCAGAATCGATAGCGGACGATTTGGGGGGAGCCGAGCCGGCAAAGGTGTCCACCCCGATGCTGTCCATGTTGGCAGGGCGCATCGGCACATCACCACCAGGCACATGGGGGCGCTCGTCGTCATCGCACCACTGGTTGACCGTGAGCGTGCCCCAATTGGCCTTGAGCGCCTTGACCCTTGCATCCGTGAGCGAGTCGGCTTTTGCCAGCGGACTAGTATTGACCCTGGCATAGTACTCGCCACGCTCATCAGGCATAAGGAGCTTCGAATCGACCTCTTCCCTGGCCGATGTGAACATGGGCCCAAGGCTGTATTTGAGCAGGCGGAGATCTTCCTGCTCGGCGGTTTGATAGCTGGAGCCGGGGACCATCAAAAACGATGGGGGGACACCAGTGATGCGCGAGATCTTGAGGACGATGTTGGAATCGGTCTGGGCCAATTGCGCCCGTTCGGGATCGGAATTGATGCCACTAAAAGTTCCACCCTCTTCGGCGATAAGGATTCCGTGGCGCTTGTTGCCCCCTTCCTGAAAATCGCCCAGCGATCTTTCCAGGTTTGTTTTGGCGTCATCATCGAGGGCGTGCTGGAACGAGAGCACACCCGTCATGGCATGACCACGCTCGAAATAGTCGATCTGGTAATCCCCGACGGATAGAGCCGTAGAGAGAACCTTTTGATGGACACGGACAGGATCCAGCCCCTGCCTGCCATCGATCGATGGGCCCATCATGTGGAAGACCTCATGCGGCCAGAGGCGCACAGGTCCACGGCCAGCAGGGCGATAGATGTAGCAGGGATCGCCCGTATCTTTGTCGATGTCGGGCTTGACCCAATCGGGGAACATCGGCGTCAGATTAAGCCACTTGCCCGATTCCGGATCTCTTTGGATCGATGCGTAGGCGTTGCCCCGCCATGCGAGCCAAAAGCCCATCAGCTTCCAGAAGTCACCACGGGTGTGATCAAGGCTGGGGTTGTGTTTGAGGCGGGCATAGGTGGGATGACCAACGGCAGGCAGAACGCCTTTTTCCGTGCGCTGGTAGAGCTCGATGATGCAATCGGCGAATGCTTCGGATTTGATTCGGCAAGACTGAAAGAAAGCGTCGATCGTGAGCGCATCTTCGGGAGTGACGGTGCGCTTTTGGGGAGCCCGGTCGCCGCGATAGGGAATGCCAAAATAACGACGCCAATTGACCGTATCATCACCAAGACTGACGCCAGCCCGTTTGGCGATCGATGCCGCGAAAGAGCCAATCCGGCCCATCAATGTATTCGGAGCTTGCGCCCGCTTCTTGTTCCCCATGCTGTGTATTGGCGCATGGGGGGCAGTGTGTTAGTCGTCCTCGTCGAGTCTCTTGCGCCCGATGATCATGCCGCGCTGCGAATAGATGCTTTTTCCGATCCCTCTTTGGGCTTGCTCGGCAAGTGCACAGGCCATGACGGTTGAGATAATAGGGTCGATCTTGCCAACGCTCCTGGCTTTGTCGGGGGTATAGCCTCCCGTGCGGGTTTGCGTCATGCGGACATTCTGCATCGCCCATGCCAAAATCGGATTTCCATAGTGCTTAAGGCGCTTGCCATAGACCAAAGCCTGAAAGTCCTTGATCGCCGGGCTCATCGTGCGTTCACCCTGCCGGTATTTCCAGATCTTGAAGCCCGCTTTCTTGAGCGTTTGGGCGGGCATCGCCAATCCCCAAGGGTCAAAGGCGAGCTGCTTGATCTTGTATTTGGACCGGATGTCAATGAAGTCCTGCATCAGCAGATCATAATCGATCTCTTCGCCCTGGTGGACCGTGAGCCACCCATCCCGCTTCCATTCCCGGAACAGATCCCGGTTGGCGGTTTGGCGCTGTTCATAGGCGGCCTCAGGAATCCAGCAATAAAGGTCTGTGTGGATCTGCTTTTGGTGGGGAATCGCCACCGTGAGCGCAGTGAGGTCCAGATGGCTCGAAAGGTCGGCGGCACCGTAGGCCACCATCCCTTTGCCAGCGAGAGGCCGAATCACGCGCATTGGGCAAAGATATCCCCGGGGATCCAGCTTTGGGTGGCCGTGTCCAGCCACTGGTTCAGGTGCAGTTGGCGATAGCTCATCTGGTCGGCTTCGGTCTGGCGAGCCTTGGCGATGAGGCTCAGCCATGCCCGTCGCTTGATTGAAAGCCCATAGGAGGGATTGCACGAGGCGAAGGCCTCCTCTGAATCCCATGGGTGCTTGGTCTCATCGAAGGAATAGATCTTTGCATAAAAGGTCGGATCGCTTCCCGGATTGGCAATCGCAGCCAGGGCGCGCTGATGCAGGTCCCAGCAGATGCCGGTCTTCTTGCTGCCAGCCGTGGAGATCGCAAAGACCAGCCCCTGGTCTCTGGCCATGATGCCGGGGGTGATCGTATCCCAGAGGTCACGGTTTGGCTGGGTGTGGACCTCGTCAAAAACGATCATTGAGTAGCTCGGCCCGTGCTTGGTGTAGGCTTCTGCGCTGATTGCCTCGTACAGCCCACCGTGTGGCCCCTCGATGCAGTTCCGGTAAACCCGGCACATGTCCTTCAGATAAGGCGATTGCTCCACCATGGCACAGGCGGCACCGAAAACGACCTTGGCCTGATCCTTGCTGCCCGCAGCGCTGACGACATGGGCCCCGATTTCGCCATCAGCGGTCAGGCCCTTGAGGGCAATGCCCGCACCGATCAGCGATTTCCCGTTTTTTTTGGGGATCGACACATAAGCGGTTTGGATTTTCCGCAGCCCATCAGAGTCAAGCTGGCCGAATATCGGATAAATGATGTCTTTGGATTGCCAATCATACGGGATGAAGGGCTCCCCCGCATGGGAACCCTCGTAATGACGCAGCACCTCACCGAACCAAAGCTCGGTATCTGATGCCGCATCCCAGCCAGCGGCTCCGTACAGGGATCGCCCCTTAGCTCGCGACAGTGCTGCCAGAGCGCACCTTGAACATTTTCAGAACCCGCGCCTTGGCTGCGGTCTTCTTTGGATCCTTCAAAGCAGGCGCAGGCTCGGCAGGTGTGCGCAAGCGCTCACCAGCAGACACTCGTAGCGCTGCCAAAGCTTTCGGTGTCAGGCACAGGGCGCCAAGCGTCGCACGATAGGAAGCTTCAAGCAGGTTGAGCTGCTTGATCAGGGGGCTGATGTAGGGAGCTCCCTTGGCGGGGGACACGACAGGGGATTTGAGGCCTGCCACCAGGCTACGAAAGCGCTCGATCTGGGTCTTCAGTCGAGCGCCCTGTTCCAGGCTCTCCGTGTGCGAGATCGAGCAGACTGCCGATGACAACAATGCCGCTCGCAAGACACTGTAATGCGACACCTCTTCGGCATGAGTCAGCCCTGGTGGAACCTCTGGCGGCAAATCCACCAGCTTACCCAGCCCGCCCTTGGGACCAGGAGTCATCCTCTCTTTCCCATCTTTTGTCTTTGCCAATTTACCACCCCCTAACAGGTTTTTTGGCATAAATTTGCGTGAGGCCA